CATCAGCTCTCTGTGCAAAAACTGCCAGCCAAAACGCAAGCCGAGGGCAAAGCTCACCCTCAAGCAACTACGCAACAAGATCACAAACAAACGCATAAACGAGAAGCTGGGGGAAGCCCTGATAGAGGAGAAACGCCAAGCAATCAACAAAACAAGATCCCGCCACATGAAAGAGAGGTGGCAAAAAGAGAAAGGCAAGGAGCGAGCCGAACTCAAGGCAAGCCTAGATAAAGAAGTAAACCGAGCCAAGAGCACCTACTCAGCATACAAAAGACGGACAGAAACCTGCCCCATCAAGCAAACAAGACAGACCAAGTGGAACAGCGAACAAGAAAGACAAGATTTAATACAACAGCGCCTTGCCCACTTGGCGGTTTTGCAAGAGCAATATAGATTTACCCAACAAAAACGAAAGGAGAAGTTATACGAATACGACCAACGCAACAACAAGTAAACAACCACTAACAAACGAAAGGAAAGCATATGAGCACTACAAGCTCAGGGGTAAAAATCCCCAACGCATACCGAAGGCTACACCCACTTGACCCTGCCCAAGCAGTAAACAAGGAAGACTTGCGACCTGCAGGGGTAGAGATGAGCACCACTATCAAATACATACTACGCAACGGCGATCAAGGTCAAAGTTTAGGTAGGCGTATGTGGTGGGGTGATAGACCGCACGAAGACGGAACAATCGTGGCGTATAAGATTATCAAGCTGGAGAAAGGGTGGATTGATTGGGGTAATAGGTTTGATGCAGGAGAGAACCTCGACACCCAAGGCGGTATACCCACGGGGCTAAGCCCGACAGCCCTCACTCAAGTATGGCTACGCGACTACAACGAACCACAACCCGACCACAGGCACGCATCATCTTGGGACTGGAATGTATCGGGTGAGGCTGGTGGCGACATCATGAAGTATCGGATTATTCGTAGGTAAACAAAAGGAGGCAGTATGAATTACAACAGGTTTGAGTTGTATAGCCGTATAGCTTTATTGCTTTGCAGTATTTTTATAGTAGCTCAAGTAGTTCGTTATCTAGTAGTTCTGTTGTTTAGGGGGTAGGGTATGACAACAAGGCTATCAAATGAGGGGGTTATTTATTACACCACCCCCGAAAATCCAGTCACATGGACAACCATACCAAACCCTTTAACCACATCAACCGCAGTAGACACATACACTTACGCAACATCAACCATCACAGGAGCATATCAAACCATGCCAACACCAACATACACATCAGCACAAATCAACGCAGTAGAAACACAATACAACCGAGCAAGAGATTCACAAAAGCCTCTGCTCACCGAGTTCTTACGATACAAGCTAGAGCATGTGCGCCGTCCAGAGTTATGGACAAGGTCTGAGTATCTATCCATCGCCAAGGGGCAACTCAAGCGCAATATGGAGAGAAACATTCGATCGTATCGCATTTATATCGGTGGCTCTGAGAAACGCCACTACGAGAGTCTTATGAACCAGCGCCGTCACTTCTACGAGATCGGCAAGATGATAGCCGACTGCTTCCGCACTCAAGACGACAGCGAGCTAGTTAGTATCCTCAACGACAACACCACTATCAGGGACAAACTAGGTGCTGGTGAGTGGTGCGAGATACTCAATGATGTCGACAAATTCCCCAACGCACCCGACTATAACTACTGTTCTGACTGCGACTACATCGAGTGCGAGGACGATGGCACATGGGTATACAACGGCGATCGCTGGATTTGCTCAGATTGTCGTGACAATAACTATCGCTGGTCTGACTACCATGACTGCGTGGTGCACGAGGATGACGATGAGCCTGATCAAGATGATGACGATGAGGATGAAGAAGATGTCGGTCCGATCGGTAGCTATCACAGTAGTAAGTCCAAGCTAGGGTTCATCCCAACCAAATACTCTCTTAGAAAAACCCCTGTGTATATGGGCTTAGAGCTAGAGATGGAGATGTCTGACGGCGATGCCTCACGGCGTGAGCGTGCTGAGCACTTACTACAATCGGTCAAGGAATACAAAGACGATGCGACAGGCAAGCACTATACCTATGCACTGCTCGAGCAAGACGGCTCACTTAATCACGGCTTCGAGATGGTCACAGGCTATACGGGTCTTGATGTTCATGCCAAGCAGTTATCGTTCTTCAAGAAACCATTTGAGGGCATGAAGTCGCACGATACCAAGACTTGCGGTCTTCATGTGCATATCTGTAAGAAGGGTATGTCTATGTTCCATGCCGCTAAGTTAATCTTGTTCATGCACGACAGCCGTAATCAACGCCTGTTCAAAGCTATCGCACGCCGTGACTCTAGTAGATATAGCCAAGTCAAGAACAAGACGGCTGACTATTCATGGGTCAAGCACGCTAAGTCAGACGGTATGCGTAGGCTCAACGAGGATCGCTATGAGTCAGTCAACTTCCAACCCGAACGCACAGTCGAGTTCCGCCTGTTCAAGGGCACGCTACGCTACGAGACCATCATGGCTTGCTTGGAGTTTACATATGCCTCATGGTTCTTTACTCGTGACACAGGGCAACAAGACTTAACCTCCGAGAACTTTATCAAGTTTATCTGCCAACCCGACCAACGCAAGGACACCATCTATCTACGGTCATTCTTGCGGTCTAAGGGCTTCATGCTAGATAAACAAGCGGTGGTCAAGCCCAACCCACGCATTGAGCAAACCAAGCAACTTCACACAACCGAAGCCTAAGCGGACAGAAACCTGTCCCAAGTAATACAAACAAAACAATCTAAATAAAGGAAATCATATGTGTTTATTAGTCGTTCAACCAGCAACAGCCCCTTCATTAACTCAAGCATGGCTCGAGGATTTCTATGCGTCTAACTCTGACGGCGTTGGTATTATGCGTAGCGTAGAAGGGGAACTCCTGATAGAAAAAATATTACCCAAAAACGCACAGGAGTTTGTAGATTTCTATCGCAACCATATTGACGGACATGACTGCGCGTTCCACTTGCGTATGAAAACCCACGGCAATATCGACATGGAGAATTGCCACCCGTATGAGGTGTTCAACAAAGCCGAGCACGGTGTAGATGTATGGCTCATGCACAACGGCATCTTGTCCACAGGTAATGCGGGCGACACAACCAAGTCAGATACATGGCACTACATCCGTGACTACTTGCGCCCTATGCTTGCCAACAACATTGACTTTATATTTACCGATGCGTTTGCTGACATCATTGGCGATCATATCGGCGGGTCTAATAAGTTCGTGCTCATGGATAGCAATGGTCGCACTCAGACTGTCAATCAAGACGCTGGTGTATTTTGGGGCGGTCGTTGGTTATCTAATACTTATGCATGGTCTAGTCCGCTCAATGCATCTAAGACTTTCAAAGACGACCACGACTTAGCCATTGACGAGATCGAGGCAGCACCATACAAGCCATCGTATAAGTCTGCCAATAGTAGCTACAAGAAATGGTCTACGGGTTATATGACTGGCTACGAGGCATACGATGACGAAGACTATTGGGAGAAGTATGACAGCAAGACTGGCACATGGGGTAAGCAAGCCCAGCAGTATGATCGCCCTGTGTATGTGCCCCCTGTCGGTGGCTTAGGTGATGACGATAGCGACTTCGTTGACGCAGAGTATTCAGTTGTTGGCGAAGATGGCGTTGCTCGCACCGAGGTGTATGGCGTATCAGCTCAAGAGGCTGACGATGTAATGGAGGACTTGTTGTTAGAGATCGAGGCGCAGTTCGAGATCCAGCATATCAGCCGTGTGTCTGCGTATGAGTTCGTTGAGAAGTTCGGTATCGACAACTTCATGGAGGTGTCTTACATGGCGCTAGATGACATGATTGATAGCGGTTGGTATGAGCGTATCATCACAGACTTTGCGTTAGCACGCGAGGCATTCCCTTGGCTTGAGCGCACCAAGCCTGAGCGTTTAGCAATTAACTAAGGAGGTAGTATGGCTGTATTTTATGTAATAACTGCGGCAACTCGTTTTGAATTTAAGCGGGTTGTTGCTGACACAAAAGAACGAGCAGAGAAAATTTCATACGAATCGCCTGATGGTTGGAAGTTTGCATATCAAAGCGACAACTACGAACACTACGCTACATACACAAAGAAAGAAGCACTAGAAGGAGGGTGGTTAGATGAAGAAGTATCATGAAGAACACATCAAGGTCGAAAGACCTCACCTAAACATAGGTAGTGCAACCCAACGCATATATAAATTCCCTAATAACTATGGGGCTAGTATTGTGTGGGGTGGGGACTTAACATTCATGCGTGACAACGCACATGCCCCTTATGAGCTAGCTGTCATTAGATTTATAGATGATGATGAATACTACTTAGACTATTCAACTGGGCTAACTACCGATGTATTCAGGTATCAAAACGAAGAGCAGATACGGGATCTGCTTAAGCAAATTAAAAACTTAGAAGAGGTGGCATATGGAATTGAGTGAATTGTTTTTATTGGCATGGGCTTGCGTGGCTACAATTGCGGCGGGCTATTTTCATACTAACTTACGCAAGGCTATGAAAGGAGGAGTAATACTTTGCATGATCATTGAGTCTGTTGCAAAGGGCGAAGCTGAATTAAAGTTACACCCCGATGGGCGTATGTCTGTTGATATGGGTGATCACGAAGTTACATTAAGGGAGCACAAATAGTATGACAAACACATCAAGGGTAGCCATAGCCCCATACAAGCGGGGCAGTAGAAGTGCAAGGTTACTGCGTGATGCACTAACGCAAGAGCTGGGTCGCAATGTTTTATTCATTCAGCCTGAGCGGGTAGCCTTGTGCAAGCCTAGTCGTATCGTTATTAACTGGGGTAGTAGTGGCGTGGACTATGAGGGGGGCTGTCGTATTCTCAATCATCCAACTGCTGTATCTAAAGCGGCTAACAAATGGACTACTCTAACGGGCTTAGCGTTTAACAATGTGCCGTGCCCTGTATTCACAGGCAGTATAGATGTAGCAAAAGAATGGATAGACAACGGGCACAAGGTTATGTGTCGCACCCTTCTGTCTGCTCACTCAGGTCAGGGTATTGTTGTAGCCAAGCAACACGATCAGTTAGTAGACGCCCCGTTGTATACCAAATACATACGCAAACAAAAGGAGTTTAGAGTCCATGTATTTAATAGTAAAATTATTGACATACAAGAAAAGCGTAGGAGTTCTAGTGTTGCTGACCACCACCCTTATATTCGAAACCATGCAAACGGGTATGTCTTTTGTCGGGGTGATATCGAAGAACCTCATGATCTTAGGGGCGTGGCTACATCTGCCGTTAGTGCATTAGGTCTAGACTTCGGTGCAGTAGATGTTATATGGAGTGAAGGGTTAGATAGATGTTTTGTTTTGGAAGTTAATACCGCGTGCGGTCTAGAGGGTTCGACTGTGCATAAATATGTTCAAGCAATTAAGGAGGTTGTATGAGCGAACAAGAAAAAGTAATACCCAAAACCTACGATGAGTATATGGCTAGCGGTTTAGTCAGCAAAGAGTGGGAGGCTGGCTTTATCGCTGGCAAGGTGCATGAAGTTAAACGGGCATTGGCTATGGTAGACATGGCTATGTCAATTAAAGAATCATTGGATAAAAGGGAGGAAGTATGAAGGAGTTTTTTAAAGTAGCATTTAGTAGTGCGGTTGGGCTAGTAGCTTTTGTATCGTTAATCTGCGGCTTGTCTTATTTAGGCTGGGCTTCATACGATTACTTTGCACCTAAGTATCGAGCAACAGAGAACAAGGTGTTTAAAGAGTCAGAGCAATACAACGATGGTATGATTCGTGACCTAGAAAATTTGCAGATGGAGTATATGAACGCAGATGCCGACCACAAGTTAGCATTACGCGCAATCATATTGCATCGCTTTAGTGTTTATGACGAGAACCGTTTGCCTTATAACCTACGCAGTTTTTACAATCAACTCAAACAAGGAAAATAAAATGAAAAAGATTTTTCTATTATTGGCAGTAGCAAGTGTATTGACTGCATGTGGTCCTCAGACTGCATCACAAACAGCGGCTCAAATCGAACGACAAAAGCAAGGAGAAATGAGCCTACAAGCAATAACTCAGGTAGGTATGCCAGCCATTGTGAACTTTGCTGAGAAGCGCATGATGAAAGACATCCTTGAAATTCGTGACCAAGATGTAGCCACAACAACTTATATTGTAGGCATGAATGGTGATCTTCATAAGCTATGTAACTCAGTAGGATATGGCTTACCTTACGCGACTCAATACACCAACCCACAAATGCCACAGCGTACAACCGATGGCGGGAGCATTTATGTATTGCCACAGGCTGACCCTAATGGTTTGTATTCCCCAGCATCTGCTGATGGAACATGGGTGCAGTGCGTAGACCCTAAGAGTGGTAAGCCAAAAGTAATTTATGTAGAGCCTCGAGTTATTGTCTCCCCAATCCCACTAGGAAACTAATATGACAACATTCACAACAGAAGACAGAATCAACACGCAACAACCAGCACAAAACAAACTAATATCGTCGCAAGACGATAGGGTAATACAAGGGGCAACGGGTGCACAGTATCAGTTTATGGACACCAGCCCGCAAGCACAAGAAGTAACCCAAATCATTAACGGGGTGTGCTCCCAACTACAAGCTTTATCTACGGTCATCAATAAAATGAGAGCCGAACTGACTACGCTAAAACAATTGGCTGACGCATCAATTATGGCAAGCCGACCACCAACCCTACGCAAAAACGGAGAAGACGACTGTGGAAAATAGATTAAGCCCACGCAGTAAAAAGAACAAGATCAATGAAGCCAATCAAAACTCTTTGTTTACAACCATACCTCAAGCAGAAACATTGGAGGAGAAACGCGCCTTGGTATTAGAAGGTAACCCGCACCACTACTCATTTGGTGAAATACGCAGAGCGTGGAAGCCTTGGTTAACTTATGAAGAGAACATGGCAAAGGAGTATTTAGGATGAACAATGAACCAGTAGCAATACGATATGACTTTGATGGTTACGGTTATCAATATATGGACTCAGGAAGTGGTAGTGATTGGCAGACCAGAGTTGAAGGTGAATTTCTCTACACCCATCCAGCAAAGACACTAACAGATGAGGAATGGAATAAAGCATTTGATTTTTATTGTGAAACTGATGAAGGTGTATTGAAGTTTGACCTTGAATTGCGTGATGAGTGGAAAAAAGAACAGTTAATACGCTGGAAAGAAGCAATAAGAAAGGCACAAGAGAAATGAACACAAAACAAGTAGTAGAGGAACTAACTAAGAAATTAAATAAACAATTAGCAAAAATGCCTGACGATAAAGCAAGACAAAGGGCATTAGATGAGTTAAGCAACCGAATGTTTTGCGGAAAGGTAAGGAAAAAAGATGAACGCAAATGAACTAGCCAATTTATTAGAAGTTGACAGTTGGTATAAGCTGGTAACTAGGGAAGAAATAGCCATCATGCTACGCCAGCAACAAGCTGAAATAGAGGCGTTGAAAAACGGTTTTAATACAACTTGGGCCGGAACTAATAATTCTGAAATGGCAGAAGTAAGAGCAATGGCTAATAGATGTATTTTAAAGATACAAGAATTAGAGTTTGAGCAAGAAGGATTTGAGAATTTGGTTGAAATGCTAGAGTCAGAAAAAGAAGAGCTTGTAGAAAAAACACGCCAGCAACAAGCTGAAATAGAGGCGTTGAAACAACAGGTGGCATTTTTAGAGGACTGGCGTGATACATGGTCACCTACTATTAAGCAGTTTATGAATATTAATGTAAAGGCACAAGAGAATGGCTGATATAACAATGTGCCGTGATGAAACTTGCAAGAAGCGTGAAAGGTGCTATCGCTTTACTGCTAGAGCAACACCCGAGTACCAATCTTACTTTGTGGATAGTCCACGCCAAGGTAAAGAATGTAAATACTTTAGCGATAACGAAGATAAAACTAAACGATTAAGAAAGAACTGCGAATGAACAAACAAAGGATCAACGAGCTCGGCTCGGAAATAAAAAGGGTGCAAGTTGAAATAACGGAAAAGGCAATGAAAGGTAGAGACTACTCCGAAGAACAAACCCAATTCAACTCAAGCCTGCTCCAACTAATCAACCTATCTCTAGACTCAGACGACACCATGGAAAAACTGTTTAAGCTACTCGAAAGGAAGTAGCGTAAAAACAACATAAGAAAGTTAAGTAAAAAACTGTAGTAAAATAATAACGGCAACTAACAAACAAGGAGTTTATATGCCAGATATGCAAACTGAAGTAAAGAAAGTCTTAACCAAATGGACAACACCAGAGCTAAGACTAGAAGAAAAAACTGTTATTACAGAAAAAGAAAAATCATTTAGTGAACAAGTCTACGACTTTATTAAGACCAATCCAAAATGCTCTATGCCTAGTATCCGTAAGGCTTTTAACATCACCAACAAAGACGACGCATCTATTGCCTCAACACTCAAGACCTTATACGACCGCAAGCTAATTGGGCGTGTAGCAATCGACAATCCTGAGTTTAAAGGCTACGGTAGACGGGTTATCTTCGTGTATTGGGCGGTTGCTAACACCTACGAGCTACAAATCAAAGGCTTGTATAGCAAGAAGAAAAAGAATGTGAACATCGTTGCTAAGAAACAGCAGAGTATAGCTAAAGGCGTGCCTGAAACAAACGGACATATCACTCGGCAAACACCTGCGGCACCCGCTACTCATACTAGCAAGACCAAGTTCAATGCTGAGGAGTTCGTTAGTAGCCTAAACATCTATGACGCTCGCCATGTGTATCAGCTACTTGATATTGTGTTTGGTAAGCAAGGGAAGTAATGAGCATATTTGACGCACAGTATATCCGTGATAGTGCTGGGCTAAGTTGGGGGGAAGACTATGTGCTGGGCTTGATTGACAGCACTTCCCCAACTATTTACAGTCGCATTGCCGCCTTGGTTAATAAACAAAAGGCGGTTACTTCAGCATCCGCCAACAAGTATCTTAAGTCTTTGGTTGAAAAAGGTTTGGTTTTAAGAACAGCAGACAAGAAAGACATGCGCTTAATCCATTACACTCTTACAGCAAAAGGAGAAAAAATGATAAAGGAATTAAAAAATGCAGTTAAGTGAACTTGAGATGCTCAAGATAATGAAAGAGAATGCGGCACTATGTAACCTTGAAGCTGAGGTTATCGTTGCATTAAAAGCCTATTATTACAACGAGCAGGAGATTCTACAAAACCAGCTCAACCATATAGCCATTTGTCTACAACGCATAGATGAAGTAAGGAAACGCAATGCGGAATTACAATGACACCCGAAGCCAAAGTAAAGAAGAAAGTTGTCAATGTTCTTAAGAATTTTGGGGCGTATTATTTCTACCCTGTTACTGGAGGCTTTGGGCGTAGTGGTGTACCTGATATTGTGGGCTGTTACCTTGGTCAGTTTATTGCTATCGAATGTAAAGCGGGTAATAACAAACCAACTCCTTTACAAGAAGCACAAATGGCGCAAATAAGAACGGCTAAAGGTCGCACGCTTGTAGTAAACGAAGACAACATATACGATGTCACCGACGCTCTACTAGAAATAAAGGCTCTCTATGGATCAGAATGAAACATTTAAAGCAGTAGAAAGTATTTTAAAAGACTGCATGGATGAAGAGTCTAATGCCTGTGCTATTGTGGTTGGCTATGACTACGAGACGCAGATGGTTAGGATTTATGGAATTAACATTGAAGAATGGGAAGTCCCTGATCTGTTACACGATGCGGCAGTAACTACTGGCTATTATGTTGACCAACATATGGCAAACCGAACTCTTAATTAAGGACAGCTATGGATACTGGGATGACGCTAGAAGAAATTGCAATTGCATTGGGTGTAACTAGAGAACGAGTAAGGCAAATCGAAAAGAAAGCTTTATATAAAATACAAAAGGAACTGCGTAATCGAGGTATCACAAAGTACTCTGACATAAGCATTGAACAAGTAGTATCAGAAGTAGTACGAAGCGGGTCACGACCCAAAGAATAACCAAAGGAGGATGTATGAGTAATAACCACAAAAAAGTAATCGAAGAAAACAAATCAGACCCGATTAAATGGGCACAACCACGAACACCTAACCCACATACTGTATACAAACCAACGGCACACCCGCGCGAACGCGATTTAGAAACCTATCGAAATACCCCAAGCTTGGTAACTGAAGGTCGTGTATGAGAGTTCCATACGATACAGGCAAAGTTAAAATCGGCAGTAACTACAACCCTGACTTGCGCCCAGCAATTGATGGTGATATGGAGCTATTACAAACGGCATTCATAGGGGACATACCAGCCATTAAACGCCAGCGAGCGGCATGGGCTATTTATATTAGTACGGTCATCTTAATCGTATTCGGCGTATTTTTATTTAACTAAGGAAACAAATGTCAAGCAAACCATTCGACCGCATACTGGTCGTGGATTTTGAAACAAGATGGGACAGGGCTAATTACACCCTTTCCAAAATGACTACGGAGGAATACATACGCGATGATAGATTTAAAGCGTTTGGTATTGGCTGGAAAGAATACGGTGGCGAACAGATGCATTGGGTCACTCACGATAATCTGCCTTCATGGGTGGATGACATTGATTGGAGTAGGACGGCGGTGCTTGCGCACAATGCCCAGTTTGATGTGGCGATTCTGTCGTGGATTTATGGGGCGCGTCCTGCTTTTATTTTTGACTCTCTATCTATGGCTCGCGCTCTTAGGGGCGTCGAAGTCGGGAACAGCCTCGCAAAGCTTGCAGAATACTACGAGCTCCCACCAAAAGGCAACGCAGTCTACTCTACCGACGGCTTGGAAGAGCTACCGCTAAACATAGAAGAAGAGCTTGCGGAATACTGTCTTCATGATGTTTACTTATGTGAAGCGGTATTTGATTGTTTGAACGAAGAACTAGAAGGGGGATTCCCAAAGGGTGAGCTAAAGCTTATTGACCTCACACTAAAGATGTTCATCAACCCTGTTCTTGAACTTGATAAGGAAATGTTAGATGAAGCCATTGCTGATGAGCGTGCCAAGCGCGAAGCGATCCTTGAAAAAGTTAACGTTGATGAAACGGCGTTGGCTAGTAACGATCAGTTTGCTGAAGTGCTTATATCATTGGGGGTATCCCCACCAAGAAAAATTAGCAAAACTACTGGTAAAGAAACTTACGCGTTCGCTAAAACAGACGCCCTCTTCCAAGCGTTGCTTAATTCAAACAATGAGGACATATCGCTTATATGTGAAGCGCGCCTTAAAGTTAAGTCGACACTTGAGCGCACACGAGCGCAAAGGTTCGTGGATATTTCAGAACGAGGTACGCTACCTGTCCCGCTCAATTACTACGGAGCCCACACGGGTCGTTGGTCTGCGTCAAAGGGTTCGGGGCTTAATCTTCAAAACCTCAAGCGGGGCTCTTTCTTACGCAAAGCTATTCAAGCTCCGAAAGGTTATACCCTCGTGGTCTGCGATCTATCCCAAATCGAACCTCGCGTTCTCGCGTATCTCGCGGACTATGATGCCCTCCTTGGTATCTTCTCCTCGGGTAAGGATGCGTATGCGGCGTTCGGTGCGCAGATGTTCGGTATCCCGAACCTCACAAAAGAATCGCACCCTGATCTTCGCCAGTCAGCTAAGTCAGCTCTCTTAGGTTGTGGCTATGGTATGGGTTGGGCTAGCTTTGCGGCTCAGCTATTGACTGGATTCCTTGGCGCTCCACCCACTATGTACGATAAAGCATTTGCTAAACAGCTTGGTGTTACTGGGCAGGACATCGAAAACTTTATTGGTTGGGAGAAGAACCTTGAGAAGATGGCAGAGATACCGCACACCTGCACAAAGGATGAGCTATTGATTCATTGTGTATCAGCCAAGAAGATTATTGATATCTACCGCAACACATCGCAGGATGTTGTTGCTTTTTGGCAGTTGTGTAATGACTCTATTCTATCGTGCTTATCTAGGGGTAATGAGTTTGAGTATAAGTGCATTAAGTTTAGGAAAGAGGGTATTGAACTACCTAATGGCTTGGCTATCCGTTACCCCAACCTTGAAGGACACGCTGATAACAAGGGTAGAATCCAATGGCAGTATGGGGGCGACGACAAGAACAAACCTAAGCGGTTATATGGTGGTAAAATTGTAGAAAATATTGTGCAAGCAGTAGCACGATGTGTTATGACGGATGGTATGTTACGGATACAAAAGAAGTATCCGTGTGTATTAACCGTGCATGATGAAGTTGTAGTACTAGTCCCCGAGTCAGAAGCCGAAGAAGCTGAAACTTGGGTACACGCGCAGATGGTAACAGATCCTAAATATATGTCAGGAATTCCTCTTGACGCTGATACTGGCTGTGCCAAACGATATGGAGAAGCGAAGTGATAAATGATGAAATATGGGATTGTTTAACTCCCAGAGAAAGAATAGTTAGGACTATGAGGGCTACGGGTGCAAGTCTAGATAAGATAGCAAAGCACATTGATCGTAGCAAGACAACCGTTGCTGGTATATTGAAAAGGTCTGAAAGAAGACTGCTTGCCGCAGCTGAGTATATAGATAAAAATACAGCGCATAGTAAAGACGCTGGACGTATGCTAGAACTTTTACTACCACACATCAATCAAATAAAGGAGCTAACGAAGTGACCAAACAATATGCAGTACCAACGGCAGTAACAATCGGCAAGCGCAAGATTAAAGTAGAGTTGTGCGATCAAGTGTTTGTCGGTACTGAAGAATGCCGCGGCGCATTTGATTATGAAGCAGGTCGTATTGCCGTCGCTAAACAAGCGGCAACGCGTCAGCATAATACTTTATGGCATGAGATTGTTCATGCTATCTTGTACGACATGGGCGAATCCAAGCTTAACCACCGCGAGTCATTCGTTAGTGGGTTTGCCGACCGCCTTGAACAAGCCATACGAACAGCGAAATTCTAATGACACCAATTAAGTGGAGCCATTCAGGGCTCAAAGATTACGAAGGATGCGCACGTCGTTACCATGAAGTCAAGGTACTTAAAAACTACCCCTTCACCGATACCGTCCACACTATCTATGGTAAACAGGTACATGAATCAGCAGAGTTTTATATCAGGGACGGTAAGCAATTACCCCCTGAGCACGAGTTCATGAAGCCTATCTTGGATAGCCTGCTTAAGAAAGAAGGGCGTAAGCTTGCCGAATATGAGATGGGGGTTAGGGAAGACCTATCCCCTTGTGACTTCAAGGCAGATGATGTTTGGGTACGCGGTATTGCCGATCTACTTATCATTGATGACGATGGCTTAAAGGCTTGGGTCATTGACTATAAGACAGGCAATGACAAGTACCCCGACAAAGACCAGCTAATTTTAATGTCTTTGATGGTGTTTGCTCACTTCCCCCACATACGGCAAGTTAATTCAGCCCTGTTATTTGTGGTAAAAGGTAGCGCAGTTAAGCACAAAATGACCCTAGACGAGGTAGAATTTCATTGGTGGCGCTACCGTGAGCGAGTTGCAAAGCTAGCCGCTAGCTATGCTAATGATGTTTGGAACCCCACTAGTACGCCGTTATGCGGCTGGTGCGCAGTAAAGTCGTGCGAGTTTAACACTAAAAGAAGATAGGAAATAATATGCCGCGTTGGGCGACTCCTCAAACTTTCAAACGAAAAAACTGCGCCGTGTGTAAGACAGAGTTTTTGCCTAGATCGGGGGTGCATAAGTTTTGTTCTACGTCTTGTAAAGGCAAGTGGAAGTACATAACTGGAACAGAAAGTACAGAAAACCAGTACAACAAGATAAGTGGTAATTGGAGAAGGTACGCCTCTAGACTTTTGTACTACGGAGGTCGAAAAAGGGATGCACTTAGCGTCGAGATTGTGCTTGCGCAACTAGAAAAACAAAATTTTAAATGCGCGCTTACAGGCAGAGATTTGACCTGCTATCTAGAAAAAGGAAAAGTAACAAAAACTAACGCATCTATTGATAGAATAGTTGCTGGCGGAAGTTATACGGCGGATAATATACAGCTAGTATGTAGAGCAGTAAATGGTTTTAGAAGTAATACCTCAGTTGAGGAGTTCATTGATTGGTGCAAAGCGGTAGCGGAGCACAATAGATAAGGAGTAGTTATGGTTTACAAAAGAGATTTTCGTGCCGAGTACCTAGCGTACGACGGCACAGAAAAAGTAAAAAAGAAAAGAGCGCAACGAAACAAAGCTCGTAGAATTATGGAAAAGGAAGGGCTAGTGCATAAGGGGGATAACCTCGATGTAGACCACACTAAGCCGTTAAGTAAAGGTGGTAAGACGGTGCGAAGTAACCTACGAGTTAAGAGCGCTAGCGCCAATAGAAGTTTTCCAAGAAAGTCAGATGGCTCTATCAAATAAGGAGGAATGATGCCAAACGAAGGAGCGGGAACAGAATATAGCTGGTTCTCAGATGATACGGTATTAGTAGTTAAAGAAAAAGACGGTTCATTTACTGCAACACCATTAGAAGGTATTGGTGATGTTAATAGTACTGTTAAAGGTTCGGGTGCTAGATATAACAGCAACAAACCTAACATGAGTTTGATACCCTTGTGGACTTTAGAAGATGAAGCTAGGGTGTGGGACTACGGCACTAAAAAATACAATGCATGGAACTGGGCTAAAGGAATGCCTTGGTCTGTGCCTTATGCTTGTGCTATGCGACACTTAGCTGCGTGGCAACGCGGAGAAGAGATAGATCCTGAGTCAGGTCAACCGCACTTAGCACATGTGATGTGTAATATCCGCATGCTAACTTTGTATGCAAAAACATACCCCGAGGGCGATGATCGCCCACCAAAGGAGTACATGGAATGAGCTTTGAAATCGTGCAGCATGATGGCATGAAAGTTATTCAATGGTTCTTTAATACAGATGAGCTTATTAAAGCAATGCTTAATAACCCGAAGGACAGGTACTGGAGAATAAGGTGAAACACGACGTACCAACCAACATAGTAGATAGTGGAGCAAGTGATATGAGAGATGGCGGTAAAGGCGACACACCTCGCCCATTAGGTGTACCCATGGAAACGTTTGATAGAAACTTTGAAGCAATCTTTGGGAAGAAAAAACAAACAACATTAAAAGATTACATCGACCAAAAAGAAGAGAGAAACGAAGATGGAAATAATAGAGAACAAGGCTCTAGTATTTAGGACACGCGACCCCGATAAGTACAGCATTATTCCCCGCAGTAAAGTAGTTGGAGAAAATAATGGTGTCTACGAGATGGCAGTGTTTTGGGGTTTAGAAGAAGTAAGAGTATTAAGAAACTTAGGAGTAAAAGATTTAGCATCACCGATAACGGCACGTTATGAATGGCCGGGTCGACACAAACCTTTTGCACACCAAATTGAAACAGCTTCTTTTCTAACGCTTAATCCCAAAGCGTTTGTATTTAATGACCCAGGGACTGGTAAGACGCTGAGCGCTTTATGGGCAGCAGACTACTTAATGCGGTTAAAGAAAGTAAGACGTTGTTTAATTTTGTGCCCGTTGTCAATCATGCATGACGCTTGGATGAGTGGTATATCTAATAGCGTTATTCACAGGTCTGCAATTGTGGCGCACCATTCTCAAGCTAGTCGGCGTATCGAGATGGTTCAGGGTGACTATGAGTTTGTAATTGTTAATTACGACGGATTAAACTTAATCGCTGAAGAAGTTGCACGCGATGGGCGGTTTGACTTGGTTATAGTAGACGAAGCTAACGCCTATAAAAACTCATCAACTAAACGATGGAAGTCGCTCAACAAAATCGTTCGTCCTGATTCACTACTATGGATGATGACTGGTACTCCCTCAGCTCAGTCCCCTGTTGATGCGTATGGTTTAGCTAAGCTGGTTAACCCAACTGGCGTTCCTAAGTTTGCCACTGCATGGCGTGACAAGGTGATGAAAAAGCTCACGCAGTTTAAGTGGGTTCCTAAGAGCGGTGCAGCTGAGGCTGTATTTGCGGCATTGCAACCAGCCATTAGGTTTACTAAAGAAGAGTGTACCGACTTACCGCCTGTGCTTACTGAGACTCGCGAGATACCACTAACACCCCAGCAGGTCAAGTACTATAAGCTTCTCAAGGAGCGCATGGTTATGCAGGCTTCGGGTGAAACAATCACGGCAGTTAATGCCGCGGCTGGCGTATCTAAGTTGCTACAAATTTCAGCAGGTGCCGCATATACGGATGCCCATGAGGTTGTTGAATTTGATTGCGCCCCACGACTAAACGTCCTGCTAGAAGTGTTGCAAGAAACCAACAGAAAAGTTATTATTTTTGCACCCTTTAGGCACAGCATTGAAACCATCCACGAGTTCCTTCTCAAGCACAATGTGGGCGCAGAGGTAATTCATGGCGACGTATCGGTTAATAAGCGTACCGATATCTTTAAGCGGTTTCAAACAGAACCAAACCCGCGTATACTAGTAGTTCAACCTCAATCAGCATCTCATGGGGTTACGCTTACAGCCGCGGATACGGTAGTATTTTATGGTCCCGTTATGTCTGTAGAGACTTACCTACAGTGCATTGCTAGAGCAGATCGTATTGGACAGACAGGTACGAATGTTACTGTGATACACTTACAAGGTAGCGATATAGAAAAGCGGATGTTTGCGCAACTAGAGAAGCGTGTAGAAGGTCACGACATTCTGCTCAATCTGTATAAGGAGGAGATTGGCGAAAAATAAAACCCTGTATTGGGTTGTACAACTGTCTGCATTGATGTATAATTATTGACAAAGGAGGAAGTATGTCAGACGAAGCAATTCCGCTAGACAAGCTAGCAAAAATATATCGCAAGATATACGCGAAGACTAACGAGCTAACCACGCAGTATGAAACACAGCTCGAAGAACTTAAAGCACAACAGGAAGAAATCAAGAATGCCATGAAGGATCAGATGGTGGCACTCGGTCTTCAGTCTGTAAAAACAGATGAAGGCACAATTATCCTGTCACAGAAAACACGCTATTACACAGATGACTGGGATTCATTCAAGACGTTTGTGGTAGAGAACGATGCGCTCGATTTGTTTGAGAAGCGCATTGCTCAGAAAAATATGGCGATGTTCTTAGAGGAAAACCCTGGCGTTGTACCTATGGGGTTAAACTCTATGTCCGAAGTTTCAGTATCAGTACGTAAACCAACCAAATAAGGAGAAGTAAATGAATGCACCACTAACACCCGAAGAGCAAGCCGTACAACAAGCGGCTCGGAATATTATGCTCGAACTTGACCTACGCAGAATGGCATTAGATACCGCCGCAAAAAGCATGTACGAAGGTAGCGCCTTTGAGGTTACAGAAACAGCAGCAGTATTCTTACAATTTTTACAAACAGGTGCGGCAGTTGCCAAACCAACTAGTACAGGAGCAGTAACAAATGAGTAAAGAACTCACAGCATTTAACCCCTCACAACTTCCATCATTTGCTAAAAATGTAGAACTGTCTGACCTCGCCAAGAGTTTGGCTGGTGGTGGCGGTGGTGGTAACGGCAAGCGTATTTCCATTAAAGGCGGTGTATTCCGTTTATTAGCGGGTAGCGAAGAAGTAGCTTCGATTGATGATCGCCATCTTGATGTAGTTGTTGTTCAAGCTGCACCTAAGATCAGCCGTACATTTTATGCAGGCACATACGAAGAAGGCGCTAGCAAAGGACCTGAGTGCTGGTCAGCAGATGGTGAAACACCTGATAGTTCAGTTAAAGAACCACAAGCTAGCAACTGCGCATCATGCCCACAGAATGCCGCTGGGTCTGGTCAAGGTAATTCACGCGCATGCCGTTTCAGTCAGCGCTTAGCAGTTGTATTGGCTAACGATGTAGGCGGCGATATTATGCAGTTAACTCTATCTGCCACATCAATCTTCGGTAAAGAAGAAGGCGACAAGCGCCCACTACAGGCGTATGCTAGATTCCTAGCCGCGCAAAGCATTAGCCCTGAGACTGTTGTTACCCGTTTGCGTTTCGACACTAAAGCTGCTGTGCCTAAGTTATTCTTCCAACCAATGCGCTGGTTATCCGAAGACGAATATGAAACAGTTAAGGAAAAGAGTGAGTCTACTGAAGCTAAGCAAGCAGTTGTTATGAGCTTTGGTAGCGGTATCGGTAAGAAAGCAAAAGCGGCTCCAGCCTTAGCGGCGCCAAAGGAAGAAGCCGAGTCATTCGATGAGCCTGAGAAGCGTAAGGTAACTCCTAAACCATCAGCGGTTCCAAAGAAAAAGACTGGCGACTTAGCTTCTGTTGTTGATGAGTGGGATACTGACGATGAGTAAGCTTGCTTTAGCCCTAGGGCTATTCTTGGCGGCATCCATTGTTTATGCTGGATGTATGACAAACACTGATATGCAAACAGGACGAATCTGTACTATTTGCTGTGATGGGTCTGGTAACTGTTTTACGACCTGCTCAGGATAAAGTTTAGGGGAGGCTGACACTATTCAGCTCAAGTACTCGAGGACGAACGACTAAAAAGACTGTCTCCCCACCCACAACAAAGAAAAGAAAATGGCTTACTCAGAAACAATACGACAGTCCACCGCCAAGGCAGAAAAGACCCTAGGCAATCAGCTAGGTCGATGGGCTATTAAATTGAATTTTCCTGTGATTCAGATTTCGCAGTACACAGGAGCAACAAGACAGACGGTTTATAACTGGTTCTCAGGAACCGAAGTTACTCCATCATATAGAACAAGCGTAACCAATCTGTTGCGCATATTACAAACAAGCAGCACCGTTGAAGAGGCAATGAAAAAATGCAATCAGAAAAAATAAACGAAGCAGTGATTTCCCCACAAGCATTAACCGATAAAGAACTGATTAGCTTTGCAGAACGCTACCTTGATACTGGCATGCCGTTAAGTTTTCAGAAGGAACTTTTAAAAAGATTCGACAGACGCATTAACGGTTAACCCAAGGAGCATCATATGAAGTCGCAGGAATTCCTAGCGACTGTGCTTCCGTCTTCGGGTAAGTATTGCGCCTGCGAACTAAGCACAGCAAAAAAAGAACACGTATTTGTTGATACGATTGATGAACTGTATAGCAACGCTGCACACTTTAGCGGTGAAGGGCTTAATGCTTTTTATGCACTAGCATCATTTAACACAAGCGGCAAGCGTTTAGCTACAAACGCAGTAAAAATAAAATCTTTATTCTTGGATATTGATTGTGGAGAAGGAAAGGATTATCCTAATAAACAGGCGGCAGCAGCGGCACTGGGGACATTTTTGTCTGAAACTTCGTTAGATAGCCTCGGAACCCCATACGTCGTATCTAGTGGCGGTGGACTGCACGTATACTGGCCATTCACAGAAGAAGTAGATATAGCTACATGGAAACCAGTAGCAGAGAACCTCAAGCGCTTATGTAAGAAAGAGGGCTTGAATATTGACGCTATGGTTACTGGCGATGCCGCTCGGGTATTACGCGTT